GATCACAGCGGTCACCTTGTAGTGGCCCTCGGGGCTGAACTTGGTTTCCGGTTCGATGAGTTTGGGGTACTTGAGCGTGGCCTTTGGCGTGGTGAGGCGCAGCTTGTCGATGTACTGAAAGGAGTTCATGTGACGAAGTAGTCGGCGTTGTTGACGAGGTTTGGGTCGAACCCACCAAGGCTTGGCCGCGGCGGGAGTTTGGCCTGTACATCTGGTGGGAGCTGGGCCACAAGCTCATCTGCGATGGGCGTGAACCAGTCCCGGGCGTACATGCCAGCAAAGGTACTGCGGATGGTGGTCCGGAGCACGGCCATCTCTGCTGGCGTGGTGGCAAAGCAATCATGGATCCCGCCGATGTTGCGCACACCAGCGGCGTGGGCCTCGATGGTCACCGCTGCCATGTGGCTGGCGTCGAGGCTGTGGATCACGTTAGGGCTGAGCCCGTTGCCCATGCGCTTGGGGTTGAGGCGTGTCGGTTTGTGGTGGGTCAGCAGGTCCAGGGGCACGGGCGACAGGTGGTACAGGCGCACCCGCACACCGCTGTAGTCCCAGTACTCCTGGATCACGGGCACGCCCGAGGGTGAGGTCCAGGTCAGGGGCAGGTTGAGCTTGCCCGCTGTTCTGCCCACCTTCTTGAACCACGACATCGCCGCTTTCGCAGGTGCAATCAGGTCCGACGTCTGGCGGTACAGGATCGTGGCCATGTAGTGGTGGCCACCCATTGCCCCCGACCTGAAGCACCAGCTGTCACGGCCCAGCATTTCGGCAGCACGGTCGACAGCCCAGGCCTGGCAGAAGTTGACGACGGCCTGTCTTGTGGCCGAGTACGGAATCGTCATGACCACAGGCTTGGCCAGCGTGCGGTCAGGGCTCAGCTGCAACCAGTTGGCAGCATGTGGCTTGCCAGCTGCAGCATCAGCCCGGACCTGGTCCAGCACCCGCTCAAGCACCACGGAGTAGATGTCCCGAGGGGCTTCGCTTGGTGTCAGGTTGACCAGGCCTGCCATCTCCTCGGACCGGAGCAGGGCCGAGTAATGCTGGATCCCGGAGCACGTGCAGTCCAGGACGACAGGGTGGTGGCACACCCAGCCGTACCCGTGCTGGCTGAACTGCTGGTACTCCCGGCAAAAAGCCAGGAACTGCCATGGGTCCTTGGCCCCGGCCCAGAACTCCTGGTTGCACCAGGGTTCCCGGCCAGCCGCCTCGATCTCCAGCTGGTGCTCATGCACCCAGGCCACACGGTCAGCCCAGGTCAGTTTGCTGTGGCCGTACGTGTTGGCCCCGTGGATCCGGAGCCAGTCAGCCTCAGCCTCGGTCCTGATGGGCGTGCCGTTGGCAAATTGCAGCAACGACCGACCGATGTCGTTGGCCTGGGGCTGCAGGTACGGAGGCCGGTAGTAGTACCTACCCCTGAAGTCACACTGCACCGGGAAATACAGCACCGGCTCGTCGACCAGACGACGTGCCACCCACAGCTGCTTGGCCGTGGTGAACCTGCGCCCTGCCTCCCTGTCGTTGAGATCGTGCAACCGTCGGGCTGTGATCCGCCAAGCGGTGACGTCGTCATGGTCATCGGGCAGGTGCTTGGGATACGGCGGGATCTGGTGCCCGTTGCGGGGCAGCAGGCCACCGATGACCAAGCACCGGTCCCAGGCGTGGCTGACCTGGTCCAGCATCCACCTGTTGACCCGCCACCCGACACCCTGCTGGATGTTGGCGGCCACCAGGTAAGCGTCGAACTCCGACGACTGGGCAGCGATCTCCTCCCCGTTGTCTTTGAACAACGTGTTGCCGGGCAACCCCTCGGTCCAGTAGCCACCGGTCATGGGATCCGACCAGTCTCGAGGCGGGATGACGGTCGGCAAAGCAAAGGGGCACAGCAGGCGCTGCTGCTCCTCGGCTGAGCGCACCCAATCAAGTGCGGCCTGGGTCGCACGCACCCGCTTGGTGGAGTTCATGGCCCCGCGCTCCACGTAAACCTCGACCAGGCCGGTGTGTTGGGCAACGAGGTGCACCAGGAACGTGCCGACACTGAGCTTCTCCTGTGGCGTCCAGATCTCCGAGTTGCGCATGCGCATGGCATCGGCTCGCTTCTGCTTGAAGCGACGACGCACCCGTTGGTGACGCTTCAGCTCAAGCTCAGAGGCTCGGGCCAGCATGGTCTCAAGCCAGAGCCGTTCGGCCAGGGTGTAGGCCAGGGCCTGGAACTTGGGGGCTTGGGTCAGCTGGTCGAGGATGACCCGCATGGCCACAGCTGCGATCTTGTGCGGTGCCATCTGGAGCAACGGCCCCATGTGGGCGTAGCCCCGGCCCGCACGACCATCACGCATGGCGTGGCGGTGACGACGCAGGTCCTTGATGATCCGATCCACGCCAAGCGCAGCCAAGGCGTCGCCGTGGGTGGACAGGGATTCCATGCCCTGCTCTCGGCGCCTGTTCATGCGGGAACAGAACGCATCAGCGCCGATCTGCAACATCTCGTGCTCAAGTGCAAGCTGGCGCTCAAGATTGACCACGTCGCCAGCCACCGAAGTAGCCTAACTTCAGGATCGCGGTTGTTGATTCATCAAAGCAACCTTCGGGGTATTGTTTGACCCAGGCCTCGAACGCCTGGTCCTTGGCGTCGGTTGGCTCGGGCTCAAGACCCAGGTCGTCCGGCAGGTACGTCCAGTGCGTTGTGTCTTTCATGTATGCCATGTCAAACCATCCTTTGTACCAGCCAAGACCCTTGGCGTACCAGAGGACTTCCCCTTTGTTGTTGGCCTGTGCCTTGGTCGGTGGGACCTCGGCCAGGTACACGTGCTCAGGTAAATCGTTTGTCATTTGTTTTTCCTAGGACTTGGATGTTGGTGGAGTTGGGATACCGATTGGCTGCAAACTTGGCGGCCTCTGCTTTCGACGTGGCCCGGAGCCACTCCCGCATTGGCCGCATGCCGGCAAAGGTCACGGTTATTTCGTAGAGCTGGGCCCTGGGATCCGTTGTTCGACTGATCCCGTCGCCACTTCTGGCACCGTTTTCCTCGTGCCACAGCATCAGGTACCGCTCAGCTGAGCTTGGTCTTCCGAACATGGTGGTTAGGCGTCGGCCTCCAACCGCAGGCGTTGGGCGATCTCGACGACAGCGAGGTGGCAGATCTTGGCCTCGGATTTGGGTGGGGCCCATGCCTCCACCTCGTTGGCCACCAGGCGCAACACCTCCCGCATGCGGTCAGGGCTGGTGATGGTCATCGAGTTGTTGGTCAAGCACCAGAACGCATCAAGCATCCGGAGCGGCAGGGTTTCCATGCTGTCCAGGACCGCAGAGGACGGCGCATCTGGCGTATCCGACGATGTCGACATAGGAATCGAGGTGGTTGGGGTTGGTTTGCAGGCGGCTGAGCTTAAGGGCGATCATCATGTGCGCCACTTGCTGGGCACTGATGTCGGCGCCAGCAATGGCGGACCACATGAGAGCAATGCGGTTGAAGCTGGTGCGTGGGTCGCCGTAGTCATGGTGCCGGTCGTAGCCGATGGACTCGATCGCTTGGTCGAAGTTCACGATTGGTGGTTGGTTCATGCTGCATCTGGTGGTGTGGGTTGGCTGTTGGTGCCTAAGAACCGGGCCGCTTGTTGGCGGTCCATGCGACCACGCTCGGTCAACATGTAGCCCTTGGTGCTGGGCCTGATGAGTCCGCTCTGGTTCAGCGTGGAGAGCTGAGCCCTGATGGCACCCACCAGCCAAGCGGTGTCGCGTGTCAGGTAAGCGACCCGCACCTCGGACTCCAGCTGGTCCAACGACAGGGCCTGTGGGTACACAAGCCACAACGCATCAAGCAGGTCGGAGCGGAGCCGGGCCAGCACAACGGACTCAGGTTTCACGACGGCACCTCGGTGGCTGTTGGTGCATCAGAGCCTGCCGCATAGGCGGCGATCGCGTGTGCCGCCCAGGCCGCGGCGATGATCGTGGCCTGGGAATTAGGGGTCGTGCCGTAGCTGGATCGCCACCAGGACCGGTAAGCCTCCATCAATTCGTAGTCGGTGGGCATGAATGGGTGTGCTGGGTGTGTGTGGTGATGTTGCTGCGCCTAAGGGCAGCAGGGAAGAGGGAACGGATCCCTCCTCCGGGCTGTCGTCAGGCGAAGTTCAGCGGGCAGACCTCGGTCACTGCGCTGATGGCACGTTGGGCCAGCCAGCTGGGCCGGGCTGTCGTGTGGCCCGCCTGGACGGCGTTGCACCAGTTCCAGGCCTCCAGGTAGGCGCCGGTTGACTGATGGCCCCACCGGCTGGCCCTTTCCTGGCTGTTGTTGTGAGCCCGGGCAAGGTACCGGCGCAGGGTTTCGAGCTCCATTGGCCCCTGTTGTGGTGCTGTGGTGGTGGTGTTCATGGTCCGGGGTACTCCGTGCGGGTTGAGTGATCGGGCAATGTGTACGTGGGTTGGCCCAGCTGGCCGAGGGCCACCATCCAGAAGATGGCGGACCCGAGCGCTGCTAGGCCTGCGGTGAGCAGGCTTGTGTTCATGGTGGGATCAGGCGAAAGCCAAGACAGGTAGGCCGGCTGCGTCGAGGGCATGGCGCCCCAGGCTCAGCCAGTCGACGTCGCTGGTGTCCAGCAGGTCCATCAACAGGCCAAAGTTGGGCAGGTCTGCGAGCTCGATCTGTTCGTCGACCAAGTCTCGGAACAGTTGGGCGGCGTTGTCGTCGTCGTTGGCGGCCCAGGCCTCGATGTCTTCGGCAATGGTCTCTACGACGTGGTCCATCAGGTGCAAGCCGATGGCCCAGGTCGCATGGTTGCGCCAGCCGTTGTACGTGGTGTCAGTCATGTTCTGCGCTTTGCTGCGTTGGATGTATTGCAACGCTGGACCTTCGGCCCGGTTGCTTTTGAACTGTAGCGAACTGGGTTGAGTTTTTGGGGGGGG